CAAATACTAAATTATTTGTTAGTGATGCTAATAATAGGGCGTTTAATGGCGCACAGTTTAAAATTGAAGGTGCAGGATATACTGCTGCTCATTATTTAGATGCCACAGAGTACACTATTCAACAAAACTCAGCTTCAAGAAGAATTAGGGTAATGAGTGGTTTGTCTGGTGGTGTTTTACTTACTAATGGTTCAACAGCTTGGCAATCTGCCTCAGACATAAGTTTAAAAGAAAATATAAAACCTTTAGAAAATGTTTTAGATAAAATACAAAATTATAAATGTGTAGAATACAACCTTAAAGAAGACAAAAGTAAAGGTAAAAAAATAGGTTTTATTGCTCAAGATTGGGAAAATGATTTTGCTCCAATAGTTAATAAAGATAATGATGGTATATTATCAATGAAATATACAGAAACAATTCCTGTCTTATTAAAAGCAATACAAGAACTAACAGCAAAAGTAGAAAGATTAGAGCAAGAATGTAAATGTAAATAATTATAAAACTATGGAAATATTAAAAACTGATAAGACGGAAGTAATTCAAGACAAAATTAAAGTCTGGTATTCTACTCACACTATGCAGGGAAAGGTTACAGTATCTTACTCTGAGGGTCAAGACTTAATAGCTAAAGGTAACGATGAAAAAATAGCTATGTATGGAGTTAAGAAACTTGCAGACGAATTGTGGAGTTCAAAAAAAGTAGTAAAGAAAGACAAAAAGTAATATATTTACTTTTCACATAAAAAATATAAAATGTCAAAAACGAATTAAAAACTCTAAACGAACAAGAACAAAAGAAAGCTGCTATTAGAAATGATATAGGAGTTCTAGAAACTCAAAAGCATAGTCTGCTACATATTTCAGCCGAAATACAAATAGAACAAGATAAGTCTAAAAAGGAGTTAGAGGAGAAATACGGTAAAATTAATATTGATCTCAAAGACGGATCTTATACGGAAGTACAAGACGAAAATGAGAAAGATAAGTAAAATAATAATACACTGTTCCGCTACTCCAGAGTTAAAAGACTTTGACGTAGAGGATATAAGAAACTGGCACGTTAAGGGGAACGGCTGGTCTGACGTAGGTTATCACTATGTTATAAAACTAGACGGAGAAATACAGAAAGGCAGACTAGAACAGAAAATAGGCGCACACTGTTATAGAAATAATAGAGACTCTATAGGAGTTTGTTATGTGGGCGGTATGGATAGAACTATGGATAATTGGGAAGACACTAGAACTTGTGAGCAAAAGGAATCTTTAATAAAAATAATAAAAGAATTACTTGTTAGGTATCCTAACTCTATAGTTTATGGGCATAAAGATTTTACTAATAAAAAAGTCTGTCCTAGCTTTGATGCTAAAAAAGAATATGAATATTTAAAAACAGATAATGAAGGAAGTAGGACTTGACATAGACGGAGACGGCAAACCAGATTTAAGTTTAAATTTTAGAACTTTAGTATTAGTTTTAGGAGGTTTGATAAGTATAACTATGACTTACTCTACTTTAACTAAACAGATAGAACTTAACAAAGCAGAAATAGAAGTAGCTAAGAAACTACCCCCTGCTCAGTCTCACGATATAATAGACCAAAAGATTCTTTACTTAGAGGACCATTTAGAAAAACTAGAAGAGCAACTAGATAAAAGAATAGACCAACTAGAAAAGAAAGTATACAAAAGATAAGAAACTCTACAAATGAAAAAAAAGTTTAAGGATACTAAAGTCGGTAAGTTCTTAATAGGCAAAGGAGGAATATTTCAAACACTATCTAACACAATACCAGACAAAGGTCTCTTAGGCGTTCTAAAGGGTCTAATATCTAAAGACGATACACTTACTCCAAAAGATAAAGAAACTGCTTTAAAACTCTTAGAAATAGACTCTATCGAAATGCAAGAGGTTAGTAAACGCTGGATGTACGATTTAAAAAGTGATAGCTGGTTAAGTAAGAATGTAAGACCTATGACTCTTATTTTTTTTTCAGTCTCTTATGTAATTGGCTGGTTTTTGGAATACTCTTTAGATTCTATTACTGGAGTACTTACAGTTATTATAGGAGCTTATTTTGGATCTAGGGGTCTAGAAAAATATAAGAAAATTTCTCGTTAGAAATTATTATATTAGTATAAGACTTATATTAATATAAGTATATACCTATAGGTTTAATATAATATAATATTAATTAATATAATATTAATATAATATAATGCAAATAAATTTACAGTTACTTTGAAAAAAAAACCTAGTAGATCTAAAATAGTTAAGAAACTAGACGCTGAGTTTAGTAGATACATACGACTTAAATACTCAGATCATAACGGCTATGTAAAATGCTATACTTGCAATCGTATAAAACATTATAAGGACTCTATGCAAAATGGTCACTTTATGTCTAGACGCTATTATTCTACTCGCTGGAACGAAGACAACTGCAGACCCCAGTGTTACGGTTGTAATTGTCACGCTCAAGGTAGAAGTTATGAGTTTTCTTTAAATCTAAATAAAGAGTACGGATATGAAATATCTTTAGAGCTTTTACAATTAAGTAAAGAAACTGTTAAAATTTCAAATCCAGAGCTTATAGAAAAAACTGAGTATTATAAAGTTTTAAACAAAGCTTTTAATATTGTTTAATTCTTTTATCTTTGCTACTCATTCTAACGAATGTCTAATTTTCTCTGTAATTAGAAAGAGGTATAAGTCACTTGGCTCGTACCTCTTTTTTTGTTTAAATATTTTTTATTATATTTGTATTCTAAACAGAGAAACTTAATGACTACAGAGACACAAAACCTACAGGATAGGATAGCCGTACTTGAAAAAAAAACTTACTGGCTAGAGAGAGAAAACGAATTACTTACCATACAAAAAGAAAGAGCGGAAAGTCTGCTCACTAATTAAATACAAATACTAATGACAGGAAAAATTACATTTATTAATCGAGAGTCCGACTATGGGGACAAACAGTGTTATTCTTTAACACTTGCAAACGGTCAAACTTTTAAGTTTTACCAACTAGCTCAGCTATGGAATGAAGAGCTAAAAATAAACGTAGAACGAACTTCGTTTCACAAAAAAGTAGGAGAAGAAATAGAGTTTGAAATTAATAACGCTAAATACAATACTGCTAAACTTTTAGGACCTAAACAAACACCTTCAATTCTACCGCCTATAAGAAGGAGTAGCAACGGATATGAAAAACCTAAATCTCAACAATCCTCTATCGAGTGGCAGTCTTGTTTAAGGTCCGCTTGTTTATTTTATGCTAATACTGCAGACGTAAAAAGTTCTACAGTTTTAGAAACTACTGAATTATTTTATAACAAATTAAAACTAAAAACAGATGTCTAATTTTGAAACTGAATACTGGAACAGTGTAGCTCCTTATAAATCTAAATACGAATTTATTAAACTACATATTTTAATAGATATAGACGAAACTATTAAACTATTAAACAAGGCTAAAGACGAAGGTCTAGAAAAAATTGTTTTAGATGTAATGTCTAAAAAAGCAGATCCTAATAAATACTACGCTAAACGAAGTGTACAAATAAAAGATCCAGCCGAAAGAGTTTCGGACCACTTACCTAGAGCAAAGGCTAAAGAGGATAAGCCATTTTAATAACTACAAAGGCGGAGCTAAAAACTTCGCTTTTTTTTTTACTTTTACTATATGCTAATAAATTACGAGAAAGTTACTGCGCATTTAAACAAGATTAGAAACGGAGAAATAAAAGAAGGATTAACTTTAGGGTTTCCAGAACTAGACGAGTTCTTAAGATTTAAACCTAAAAATTTTAATGTAATACTAGGACACGCTAATACTGGTAAGACTACTATAGTTTTATTTTTAATGCTAGCCTACTCTTTAAAACATAAAATTAAGTGGTTAGTCTTTAGTTCTGAAAATGAAGCTTATTCTATTATAAGAAAACTAATAGAGTTTCTAGAAGAAAAAACAATAGAAGACATTTCTGTAGAGCAATTTGATAAACATAACAAATTTATTAATGAGCATTTTAAAATAATAGATAGTACTAAGATGTACACTTACAGAGAACTTTTAGAGTTATGTACTTCGATTAAAGAAGCGTGGCATTATGACGGACTACTAATAGATCCTTATAATTCTTTAATAAAAGATACTAAACTAATTACTTCAGTAGGTGGTCACGAATACGATTATCAGGCCACAACAGAACTCAGGATCTTTGCTAAAAAACATAGTGTATCAGTTTGGCTAACTACTCACGCTAACACTGCAGCTCTAAGATGGACCCATAGAGTAGACCACCCTTACGCTGGTTATCCTATGCCTCCAAATGCTGCAGACGTAGAAGGCGGAGGAAAGTTTGTAAACAGAGCAGACGATTTCTTAGTGGTCCACAGATACATCCAGCACCCCTCCGAATTTATGTATTCTTTACTTCACGTTAGAAAGGTAAAAGAAGTAGAGTCTGGAGGTAGACCTACAAGTATAGACGAGCCTGTTAGATTAAAAGCTTTAAGAAATAATGTAGGCTTTAGCGTAGACGGAGTAAGCGTTATAAAAAGAATAATAGATAGCGAAAGACAACCGTTTTAAATATTTTGTTTAACTTACTGTTTAAATGGAGGACAGTATAAAAGAGCTGGTTAAGAATCAGGCTATTTGGTTTAGGTATTTAAAACACTGGGGGTGCAATATAGACACTGCTAAGGACCTAGTACAAGAACTTTACATACAAATAGATACTTATCTTAAAAAACACAATACGTCTATAATGTATGACGAGACAGAAATAAATCACTATTTTGTTTACGTTACTTTATATAATATGTTTTGTACTTTAAAAAGAGCAGAGAAAAAAGTAACCTTAGTAAGTTTAGATTATATGCCAGAGTTAAGCGAGGACCAACATAAAGAAGAGTCAAACGAAGAGTACAATAACTATAGAGCTATACAAGAATGGTTCTTACACGATGACTTCTTAAGCTTTACTCAAGTAGTACAAGACGACAATAAAATCTTAGATGACTACGATAAAGATAAAATGTTTAATTTTTACCAGCGTAAAATATTTGAGGAGGTTTTCTTAAATAATAAAAAGATTAGTAAGCTAAGTAGAGATACTAATATTTCTTATTACTCTTTATATAATACAGTTCAAAATATAAAAAAACAAATAAATCAATATTATGAATCTAAAACTTGGGGATAAGCTAGCATTCGTTTTTAAATGGACTGGTATAAAATGGTTAACTAATGTAATAGTCGTAGAGTTATTAGGATATAATTCTTGCGGATGTGAAGAGCGACAAGAATCTTTAAACAATTTTACAATAAAAAGAAAATGAATAGAGAAAACTATTTTATCTGGAAAGACTTTAGGAAATCTATACAACCTACAATCTCAAATAAAGAGTTTAAAATGATAGCAAATTTTCATTCTATCTACTTTAAGCATCAGTATTTTTTGCCTTGCACCTGTAGTCCAAAGACTATAATTTCTTGGATAAAACAACTAAACGAATTGTTTTTAAGCTCTAAAAAATACAGACTGAGAAAATGACTCTAGAACAAGTTAACCAATATGAGAAAGCAGTAGTCTATTTATTTAATTTAGACGGCTGGGATCTTGAGTGGTGCGGAGGAGGTTACGATCACTATGACGCTAAAGGTAAAACTCCTAAAGGTTTTGACTGTAAAATAGAAATGAAGTTTAGAAATAAATACTATCCTGAAAAAATGCTGGAGAAATATAAGTACGATAAAATAATGAAAAAAAATAATTCTACAGTCAATTTGTATTTTGTAGCAGACGATAAAGGGAATTACTTATTTTGGTTAAACGATATAAAGATGCCAGAGATAGAAAAAAAATACTGTCCCTCTACTTCGTTATGGAACGGCAAAAAAGAATTAAAAGAAGTTTACTTATTAAGCGAAAAGTTGGCTTCTCGAATAAACTGGAATACTGACTTTTAGTTTTTTTTACTATATTTACTACAGAGAAAATTAACATTATGAATAAAGCAGAGAACTTAAAGGATATAGAGTTTTACGGACACTCTAATTTATGCCTTACCTTATTACAGAAATGGAAAGCTAAATCTAATAATCCTGAGCTAAAAGATTTTACAGATTCTTTTTTGCAGGTATTGTTTTATTCTAACCGTTTACAACAAGACAGGTTCATACATAATAAAATATTAAACGAGTATAGTACTGACAAGGTTCGAGCTATAGTAAGGGCCAGAAACTCTGAAGCAGAAACCGACAAACTAAAAATAGAAATAAAGAAACTTAAAACCCTTACAAACTTATGAGTTATAAAGATTATATGTTAGACGTTTACGAAAAACAAATAGAAGCCTTACAAAAGAAACTTTTTAGTTCTCAGCTAGAAACTGAAGACACGCTAGTAGAAAAAAAAGTACTGGAGGATTTGTTAAAAGATAAAGAGATAATAATAAAACTACTTAAAAATAAAAATAAAGCTTATGACAAATACAATTAAACTACTAGACGGAAGTATCGAAAACAAAGACGAAGTATTAAAAGATATGATAGATGACGATTACTACTACGGCTACTTAGGTAAAAACGCTTTGTCTAGCAGCTCTATTAAACTTCTTTTAGATAGCGCAAAGACTTATTTATATATTACTAAGTATGGCCAAAAAGAAACCCAGCCACTTAGAGACGGTCAATTATTTCATACTATGATTTTAGAACCTGAAAAGATTAACGATATAGTTTTTGTAGATGTCCAAAGTAAAAACTCTAAAGCTTATAAAGATGCTAAGAAGTTTCACGATCAGGTATTTACTATGAAAGAGAAAAACGATGCTGAAAGGTTATGCGATGCTTTACTAAGAAACGAAGAGGCACTTGGAATGTTAAACAAATCGCAGTTTGAGGTCCCAATGATAAGCAATATAAACGGCTACCCCT